GGTAGTTTTATGGGGGAACCCATGTCCTTTTGCGGACTGAACATTTATAATGCTTGCGTTGTACGCATCACCAATGTTATGACCGACCTCGGTCTTAACGATTGGCGAATCATACCCTCAGGGTATATTGAAGGTTCTCCTGAACCGGCGCTCTCTGTTGACGCCATCATCGGTGATGATTTGATCCGGTTAACCGAATCTGAACCGCTTATTGCGGCGACCGAAATGGTCTACCAAGACTCCAACGCAGTCATTTCCATTGGGAAATACACCATATCCTGGTGCCACGGTATTCTCGCTGAGAATCACGTGTTCAGCCAGAGGGCTGAAGACAATATTAGTCTGATGTACGAGTACATAGATTTGATCAAATCAAGGCTCTTGAGCCCGAGCACACGTGTGCACAGCGATAATCGCTCTTCCATCATTGGAAAAGGCTCTGCCTTATCCATTCAACTCGAATGGTATGCGGATACGCATCCTGAGCTTCGCTTTAAGGCGTTGCTCATGAGGAATCTTTACCTCAATACCTTGGAAAGGTATGCGATGACACCATCGCTTTGGAGAATGTCCAAAGGGCTCCCAGTGAGCTTTCCCAACATTATGGGTGGAATCAATCTGTCCTCCACAGGTTTGATGTCCGATCTCGGTTTCGAGTGGGAACAGACGTTCCTGTCGTACTTACTGTACGATGCTCCGCTTTCGGAGTACTTCACTTATGTGAATAGGCTTAACAACCTTAACTCTGCGCAACGCAGAAATCTCCAGTATATGGACTACTCCACTAAGCTTGGAAAGGCTTTCATGGGTGTTGACAAGCTTGTCAATAAAGGGTTCAACCCTACGGACCAGTCCGGGCTCTACACTTTGAGCGGTCTTCTTGACCACCTATCCACGATCATACCTGATCGTTCCAAGGTTACCGGTAAGGTACCTGTTAACATGGCTTTACGCTATGCTTACACGGAGTGGGGGTTCTACCCCGTCGAGGCATTACTCGACCAGTACGAGCGACTGGAAACATATACATTATGTTTTACCTCGAAGGAGGTGAGGCTCGCGAAGCCACTGTCCATTGGACGGTACCTACGAAGCCTCCGGGCTTTCTGGAAAGACATCAAACTGATGTATGAAGGGAACTCCTTCCGACCCAATAGACTGGGTACACTCAAGCCGAGTGAGGCCTCTTGGGCGTTTTCACAACGCTTTAAGACCTTAATTCATATATCGAATTTCCGGTTTTCGGATTTGGCCAGTGGCCCAACCCTCGCCGTAGATCTCTCGAGATCCGGCGGGCTGGCTGACACGAAGTCTTCGTGGGACGAGTATGCTCGTGCAATGGTCCGGGGTTACCTGGCGGTCCTTCCAGGGGAGGAGACGATTTAAACGTCTAGCTGATA